CATTATTCCGATTCTGGAATATTATCACAAACTTGTTTATTGTCAGGCTTAAGTTCAACACAGATTCATAAATCAAGTGAAGGTGCAATAGGGCAGGCTGGCAGTTTAATAGGTGAAAGTAATGTTCATCTCCATAAATCAAGCACAAACGTTCTGAATCAAATTCATGTTTTAGTTGGTGAAAATTCAGTACAATTGCATCAATCGACTGCTGGAAATGTACTCGAATCTGAAATTATGTTTGGAGAAAGTAGCGCTCAGCCACAAGTATCCAGTGACGGAAGTTTAGTTCAAAGTTATGTTATTGTTGGTGAAAATTCAACGCAAATTCATGTTTCAACTGATGGTTCATTGACACAAATTAATGTGATTAGTGGAAATTCTAGTACCCATGTTCAAGTTTCTAATACTGGTGAAATATATAGTGTTAGCGTATTGACTGGAGAAAACAATGTTCACAAGCATGTTTCTAGTGAAGATAAAATTTCTGAAACTATTGCGCTATTTGGCAATAATAATGTACAGGTTCATGTTTCCAGTGAAAACAATTTAATTCAAAATCAAGTAATGCTTGGTGAAGATAGCATTCACGTTCATGTATCTAGTTCTGGAGTTTGGTTTGAGGTAATTACACTTGTTGGTGAGTCTAGCGTGCATTTGCATGTTTCTAGCCAAGGAATAGAAATTTACATTCCTTTGAATGGAGCAAGCAGTGTTCATAAGCAAACTAGCTGGTATCGTTATCCAACTTCGCTATTTGGTGTTGATGCAGAAGTTTATATATGTAATGAAGTTGATCTTGATAGAATTTATATAACAAATTCTATGCAATCTGCTGAATATATTTGCAATAACTTCAACGCTAATAAAGCAAGAATTACAAATTCTGTCAACAATATGATTTCCATAAATAAAAATGGTGTTTCATCTAAAGCAGAAGTTCAAAATTAAATAAGGAGGATTATGAGATCACCTCATGCAGATGATTGGGGAACGCCTTTTTCTATGACCATTTATGATAGCACAAATGGCATATTAAATATATCAAGTGCTTCTCCCATAACAATTATTTTTACAAAACCAGATGGAACACACGTTGAAAAAGAAGCTGTGTTTGTTACAGATGGTAAAGATGGAAAAATGAAATATATTACTGTGGACGGAGACCTTAGCGCCTCCGGCTTATGGCAGTATCAAGGTAGAGTTACATTCACTAATGGTGAATGGGCAACCGACTTGATATCCTTCACGGTAGAAGGTAACTGATAAAATCATAGTTTTATTATAAAATATACCCCTCTGAAAATTGAGGGGTATATTTTTGCCGTTTTTATGATTCTAGTATTTTTCTTTCCTTGTCTAAATTTCTATTGATAGCATTTTCTTCTGTAAATTTTTCTGGATATCTTTGTCTCAATTTCAAGATATTCTTATACATAATCTCTTCAGGATTTAAATTTAACATCCTGCAGAGATTTATAGTATACCACAAAACATCACCAATTTCTTCTCCAATATTTACGGCATCTAATGGTTTATTATATGCATATCTTTTTTTATATGCATCTAATAATTCTCCAGCCTCAGTAGCGATGCCAATTGCCATATGTAATTGATCTCCAAGCTCACTTCCTAGTTGTGGACAAGTTCTTTCAATTTCGCTTTGGTATTCTTGAATGTTCATAATCTCCTAATTATAATAACTTGATGACTCTTCTCTTGGTTTGCAAGATAAACATTTCATTTTGCCATTGATTTCAATAAGTTCATTTCCACAAACAGGACATTTATCTTTTTTGATATTCTTTGGTGAAAGAACTTCAGTTTTGCGCGAACCATTGCGATAAGATGCAATTCCCTTACAACCAAGTTCCCATGCCATAAATACTGCTTTTGCAAATGTTTCTCTACGTGTGAGCGTTGGGAAATTGATTGTTTTGCTGACCCCTGAATCAATATGCTTTTGTGCTGTTGCTAACATTTTTACATGTTCTTCCCATGTAACTTCTTGAGCGCCATTTGCGCTTACAGCACATCTAAAATATGGTTTATCAGCTAAATCATTTTCGAATGTATAAGTACCAGTTTTATCATTTCTAATTGTTATTTCTGAAAAGATTGGCTCTATTCCACTTGAACAACCAGCAAACATACTAACACTACCAGTTGGAGCGATAGTGCTTAAGGTAATATTTCTTCTAGGAATTGGAAGATTTTTACATTTTTCAGGGATGCCTAATTTTTGCCCAAGGATAATAGATTCATCTTCTGCAATTTTCGTCATAAATGATAAAATGTCGTCTAATTCTTTTAAAGACTGATTTGATCCGTATGGAATTTCTCTTATTAAGAAATAATCTGCAATTCCCATAATTCCATTTCCCAGAGGTCTATTCTTGTATGACCACTCTTCGATTTCTTTTGTTGGATAATCAGAGACATCTATTACAGAATCTAAGAAATTAACTCCCAATCTTATAGCTTTTTCAAATTTTTCATAATCAAAATCTTTGTTCTTTTTTATAAACTTTGATAGATCAAATGATCCTATGTTACAAGTAGCATTAATCGGAAGTGGTTGTTCAGAACAAGGATTCGTACTAAAAATAGGTTGATTTGTATATTTATAAGGTGAATCATTTATTCTATTTCTAAAAAGAAATGAAGGTTCTCCGTTTTCCCATTCTCCCTCAATAATTAAATCAAAAACTTCTTTTGCATTATACTCATGATATTTTTTGCCATTAAATTCAGTCCAATATTTTTCATTGTTTTTGACTTTATTCATGAAATCATCATCAACTATAACTGATATGTTGGCATTTGCTATTTTGCCTTCTTCTGTTTTTGCCGTTATGAACTTGATAATATCAGGATGATACACCGACATTGTAAACATAATTGCCATGCTTCTAAATCCACTTTGAGTTAAAGCATCTGCATCATGAGAAATTGTATCTGCAAATTTTACTGGCCCCCCAGAATATCCATGTGTTGATCCTGCTACAAAATCTCCTTCTGGTCTAATTTTAGACAAATCCGTTCCGCATCCGCCTCCCTTTCTGGCAATCAATGCAAAATCTAATTTAGTTTTGAAAATGCCTTCGATATTGTCTGGAAAATCTACTACAAAACATGCTAATAATCCGGCATGTTTTTCTTTACCAGAATTTACAAGACAAGGAGAATTGGGAACAAAATAAGTATTTGCAATCATTTGTCTCATATCTTCTTTTTGTGGATGATTTGGTACAACAAATTTAATTACTCTATCTACTAAATCTTCCCATTTCTTTTCATCTGGCGTGAAATATCTTTTTTGAAGAATTTGTTGGGCTGGCTTTGATATTTTTCTTACAGGTGGAAATAAGTCTTCATTCATCTATAAATTTTGATTCTCCTTTAAAATTGATAAGAAATTATTTACTTCTAATTCTAAAAATTGTAATCCACTTTTTGATCGGATATAATAGTCATGTTTTACATCAATTAAATCTGTTTCAGAAATATGGTTTCTTTGTTCTGGCGTAAGATTATTTTCATAATTAAGTCTTATGACTCTTATAGTTTTTACCAATGCAGGAAATCTTGATTGTGGATAAAAAATTTCATTTTTAAATCTTGTATCTGGAATTATAAAAAAATCAAAATCATTTTCTAATATTTCAATTACATCACATGATTTTTCAACCCAGAATAACGGTTTTTTTAGATTAAATCTGGTTCTTTCTGTTCCCAATTTTTGTAATAACGTTCTCCCATATTCGTTCTTACATCCATCCCATCCAAGATATTTGCAAGCAATATATTTTAAATAATCTGCATTATGAAGAATAAGCGTTTTACCGGGTAATTTTTCTTTTAAAAATATTGCAACAGAATCTTTTCCTGCTTCAGCAATACCGCTAATTAAAAATATTTGTTTCATGATTTTCTCTTACTCTGTATAATTAAATCTGTTTCAGTACGTCCGTGTCTAATTCTCCATAGAATCGTACTTCTACTAATTCCAGACTTTTTAGACCAATTGGTAATTGTGTCAGTTACGTTGCCTATAGTTATCCAATGATTGTCTCTTCTATTGTTTTGTTGAATGAGTGATGTAACCCATCTGCAATTATCTGGAGAATAATTACCATTAGTGTCTATTCTGTCTATTTGGAGAGATTTTTCATATCCGTTACGTAATGACCATTCATAAAACACGATTATTCCATTATCTTTATCCAACCATTCCGAGCAAACGGATATCCCCCTCCCTCCATAATTTGCAAAATCCTTATCTGATTTGCAGTAACATCTACTTTTCATCCCGCGCCAAGTTCTATAAATTTTTGTTCCTTCTAGCCCATGTTTTGTTTTAGTTTTTTTATTAAAAATAATAGTAGATTCAGATTTTAAACATCCACAAGATTTTGTATTGCCGGTTTTCAAATCTCCTCCGCAAACAATAAGTAAAGTTTTATTTTTACATGAGCATTGACACAAATAGCAAACTCTATGGGACTTGTTTCTTTCTGGAATCATTTTTAAAACTGTTAATCTATTGAAAGTCAAACCCGTTAAATCGTTTAATTTACCCAATTTTTTCCTTGTTTTTAGCCATAATTCTAAACAAATCGCAAATTTCTTTCCAATCGCTTACTCTAACTGGAAAATCTTCTTTCAAGTTCCAATTTTGACTGAAAATAATTCCCGTTCCCTTGAAATTGCGTATATTGTCTGGCTTATCATCAATCATAATCATACTAGAATCAAATAAGGATTTATCTTTAGCTTCTGCGTAATCTGATTGCTGATCTTCGGTTAAATATCCCATACGCACTAAAGTTTTGAATTTTTCTCCTGCAACTTCAATACTGGAATGAGTACAAAAAATAACGCGATGTCCCAATAATCTTAAAAATTTAACTCCTTCAAGAGAATTTTTAATTGGCTCAATATCATCGTATAATGATTTATCTTTGAAATATTTATATACCTCCTCTCCACATTTACAAAAATTACCAATATACCAATCTGTAATTTTATCTTTTGTTAGATTATCTTTGTATTCAATGTTGTATTTTTTCAGTAGGTTTCCTACAAGATCAAGCACAACATCATCAATATCAAGCAAAATATTCACGATAAACTCTACCTTTCATTATGAAATATTATTTTCTTTTGCAATATCTGGATATTGTATAAGAAGCATTTGTTTGAGCGAATCTATTATGGCTAAAGCATCATCTGGAGAAGCGATTGTTATGTATCCCAAT